TGGGCGAGGACCCCGACCTGCGCGGGTGGGCTGCCCTGCAAGGCCAGGGGCGCATCTCGAGCCTGGTCCGGATGGCCCGCGGGATCGAGGGCGTGTTCCGGGATGCGGCCGATTTCGATACCGATCCGTTGCTGCTGAACACGCCGTCCGGGGTGGTCGATCTGCGCACCGGCCAGGTCGGGCCACACAACCCAGCTCAGCTCATCACCAAGATCACCGGTGCGCCGTACGTGCCCGGCGCCGAGAGCGCCGCCCTGAAGGCCGCCCTGGACGCCATCCCGGACGACAGCCAGGAGTGGCTGCAGCTCATGCTCGGGCAGGCCACCACCGGGCACAGCGCGGAACGGCTCGTCCTGCTCACCGGCGGCGGCCGCAACGGCAAGACCGCGCTCATGGGCGCCGTGTTCCGGGCGCTGGGCGGGTACGCGGGCAAGGTGCCGAACACGCTCCTGCTGCGCTCGAGGGCGGCCGGCGGGGCCACCCCGGAGCGGATGACCCTGCGCGGTATCCGCCTGGCCTACATGGAAGAGACGCCGGAAGAGAGCTACCTGGACGCCAACGTGACCAAGGACCTGATCGACGCGGAGGAGGTGGACGGACGGCACCTGTACAAGAACACCGTCACCTGGAAGCCCACGCACTCGTTCTTCCTGAACACCAACCACCCGCCCACGGTCTCGGACACCGGCGAGGGCACCTGGCGGCGGCTGACCCGGATCGATTTCCCGTACCGGTACCGGCAGGCTCACGAGGCCCTGGAGCGGGCAATGGACCGGCGCGGGGACCCGGGCATCAAGGAGGCCCTCAGCGGCAGCCAGGAGGGGCGTGTGGCCGTGCTGGCGTGGCTGGTGGAGGGCGCGCGCCGGTACCTGGCCGCCGGCTCGATCGAAGCGGCGGGGCCGGATCCGGTCTCGGTCACGGCTTCGGTGCGGAAGTGGCGGGCGGACTCGGATGACATCCTCCGGTTCATGGACGAGTGCATGGACTTCGACCCGGACTCGTGGGTTGCCGGGACGGATCTGTACCGGGAATTTACTCAATGGCAGTCCAGGAATGGTCAGCGTGTGCTTTCTTCTAAGGCTTTCGGGGCGCGTCTGGAGGCGCACACGGGGCTTCCGGTGAAGGTGGCCCGGACCCAGCGCCGGAAGTCGTCTCCGGGACTGTCCCGGCCGGATTTGCTCTTGGACGGGTTGGCCTACGGGCTCCCTGAGGCGCCCAAGGGTTGGTCCGGGCTCCGGTTTATGACCAACGATGGAGACCATGAGCTGGAGGAATAAAGATCGTCCCCGGTGTCCCCAGTGAAGTACAAAGTGCGCTAGGATCCTATCGCGTAGAGATACTTTGTACTTCGGAGGGGACACCGGGGACGGCGGGCGCACAGCCCGCTTCCTGGCTAGGCATGAGACTAGGAGCGAGGAATGCACAGTCACGACCGGACAATGCTGGCCAAGCTGGGGTTTGCGGACCCTGACAAGAAGGACGCATTGCATGATGCGGCATGTCGCTATATGGCAACTTCCGAGTCTTATCAAAAGCTAGTTGATCGCTTCGTAAAGCTTAAGGACGGTTTTTCGCATTCTGGATTGACGAAATACAGTATTGATTTTCATATCGGGAAAGGTTCAGGTCAGTACCGTACTACGGTGGGATTCGCTGATGTTGTTCTCATCGGCAAGCTTCAGGAGCAATGGTGGGACAATGAGAAAAAGCGCATCAGCCTTATTGACCACACTTTTTCTATCTTGATAGAGGTAAAGATCGGATGGGTTTCGGCAGGAGACATCATCCGTCAGCTTGGCCTGTATCGTTCCTATCGCACTGCTGACCTCGTTGTCTGTGCGTGTGCATTCCAGATGAATGCGGCAGAGGTGCAGTCGCTCAAGAATGAGGGAATTAGGTATGTCTATCTCGGCGAATCATTTCGTGAGTATGCTGCCAAAGAACGCTCAGAAGTAGCAGAGTGCATGGACTTCTAATTCGTGTGCTATAGTGGTGGTATGGAGATAACTAATCATCAGGCCGGCGGTATCAAGCTGACCAACGGCAGCGGCATCGGCGAAGCCATCAAGTTCATCCGGAAAGTGGCGGGGATGTCCCAGCGAGCGTTCGCCGCTCTCACTGGCTTCCGGCAGGCCCAGATCGGTGACTGGGAGAACGGGGTTCGCCGGCCCAACATTGAATCCATCGTTCAGATACTCGATGCAGCCGGATACGACTTACTGATCGTTCCCCGCGACCAACCACGTAAGCTATAGTGGTCATATGACGAACACCGCCCCGGACCTGACCCCGGGATACCCGAGCAAGGGCACCAAGCTTGGCCCGGCCTGGAACGAGGCATGGACCGAGTTGAAGCGCGCCCAGCGCCGCAACGACCCGTACGTCGATGGACGCACCCTCGCGGACAACATCGCGCCCAAGCATGACCTCAGCCCGGCCACCCTGGTTGCCGTCCTCCAGCGTGCCGCACGTAACGGCCTGCTCGTCCGCGAAAGCCGGCGCGTCGCCATCAACCTCCTGGGAGACGAGAACCGGCCCAGCGTCCGCACCCGCACCCACTACAAGGTGGCGGCCTGAAATGGCGTCCACGGTTGAACTGTGGACGCCACCGTACGGCATGGCCAGCCGGGACGTCCGGGCCTGGCGCACCTTCTACAGCCGCATCCTGGACGTCTACGGCGTCACACCCCGCCACTACCTCGATCTCTACCTGGCCCAGAAAGGCCGGTGCTGGATCTGCCGACTCGCCACCGGCATTAACCCGCTCGATCCCAAAGCGCGCGGCAGCCGTCGGCTCGGCATCGACCACAACCACACGACCGGCCAAGTCCGCGGCCTGCTCTGCACCGGCGGGGACAAGACCTGCAACCGGATCATTGGGTGGCTGAACGCCGGCCAGCTCCGCCGGGCCGCAGACTACCTGGACGGCACACTCACACCCGGGCTGGTGTACGTCCAGTACGGAGATGCCGAGCGGACCAAACAGGAGCTCTGGTCCGGTGACGGCAAGGTGCCGGTGATCAAGCCATGACCATGCCGTCCATCGGGCTCGGACCCACCGAGAGCAGCTATACCGAGCGCGTGCATCTTGACCCGTGGCCTGCCCCGGAGCGCGTCTCTGCGGACGTGGACCTGTCCGGCATAATGAGCAAGCCGATATTCGAGCTCGTGACCATGGCCGGTCAGTTCGGCTGGTCCTGCCGGGTCACCTCTGCTGTCGGTTGCTGGCCCTCGATCGGCGGTCGCCCATCTCGGCAGCGAGCCTCCTACGCGGTCCGCATGTGGCGCGGCCGGCAACGTGCCGTAGCCGTCTACGTCGAGCCGCCCAACGTACGCGGGACATGGAGCTGGGACACGCTCCTGGAGTGGGATCTGGATTCCTTCCCGCGCGGCCTCGCCAACATCGGCATGTTCCAGGACATGCTGTTCGGGCTGGAATGTAAGCCCATGTGGCCCGGACCGAAGGACTGGAGTTGCCCCTACTTCGGCCCGGTCCATGGCCCGGATAAGCCGAAACGCGTACGCTCATAGCTGCGCATGTGACCCCCCGTCACATAGAAACCCGCCCAGCCGCACACTGGGCGGGTTTCGCTTATCCTGGGGCATGGAGGTGGCAACCATGGTCAGCGCACGTGGTGGCAAGTACGGGTTCGTCTACCGGAGCCGGCAGAACGTCTACCGGGCACTCCGGCGCAAGGGCTTCTCCAAGAGCAAGGCCGCCCGGATCAGCAACGCCGGCCACTTCCACCTCCAGCGCAAGGCCATGGCACGCAAGGCCGCTCGCACTCGCAAGGCGCGCGGGCGCTAGCTGTGGCACAAGGCGGGCGCCGGGATCTGCACAACGACCATACGGAGCGCTCCATGCGTGCCGCGGTTGTACGGAGCCATCGCCAGCTCCATGGAGACTGGTGTCCCGGGTGGGGCGTGCCGGCTCATCCCTCCATGGATCTGACCGCGGACCATGTCATTCCGTACTCCACGGTTGGCCGCACGGTTGGTGAGTACGCAGTGCTGTGCCGATCCTGCAATGGGCGCAAGGGATCACGTACTGAGCTGCCTAGCCCTCTGCCCTCTGTCGCTTCTCGCAACTGGCTCGCCTGACTCGTTCGTCACTCAGAGTGACCGGCGGTGGGGGGTGGGGGTGCCATCGCCCAAAACGGACATTTCCCGACCCCACGCCTCTATCGCGAGAAAACCCCCCGCCCAGTTCGTCAGTTTTCGAGATCAACTCAGCTTTACGTAACTCTGTGTGATATTCTTTCCCCCGTGCCCAAGACCAAGACTGGAACATGTACAAAGTGCGGTAAGCCGGTATGGATTCACTCCAGAGGCAGTCTGGAGAATCCGGTTTGCCAGCCGTGCCGACGTCTAGACCCAGCAAAAAGACCAACCCAGGGCCTGACAAGAACTCAATCGCTTGAGCGAGCACGTGCTGCCAAGCGGGCAAATCAGGCGACGCTGATCGAGATCCGGTGCCCGTGCGGCCGAGAGTTCAGGGCCGCTTCCGGAACTACGCGCACTTATTGCGACCAGTGCCGCAAGGAGCGCCGGCAGGACCATTACCGGCGCAAGGGAGCCATCAGGCGCGCAGCCCGGTGGGGCGTCACTCCATCCCCAACGGGAGAACGGATCACCATATCGGAGCTGGGTGAGCGCTGCTCCTGGACGTGTGCGCGTTGCGGCGAGTTCGTGAACCGGGACTTGGCCTATCCTGACCCTTGGATGCCGTCATTCGGACACATCATCCCGATCTCGCGAGGGGGATTGGACTCATGGGACAACCTGAGATTGGAACACCTCACTTGCAACGTGCGGGCGGGTAATCAGTGACCCCCGCCGAGCGAATCCAGGCTCTCCAGACCGAGTTCGACCGTCTGAAAGAGCGCGCAGACTACCTGGACCGCATGCTCCAGGGGAACGAGGACGCCTGGGCCGGCATTCGGGCCCTGATCCCGGACGGCGTGGAGCTGGTCATCGACAAGTTGGTCGGCGAGGCCCGGCAGAACGCCACGGCCATGGCAACGATCGCCAAGACTCTGGTCGTTCTCGGCGATTCGGAGCAGAAGGCGCCCGATGTTGACCCGCTCCAGTTCCTGAAGGAGAAGCACAAGGACGAGTTGGCCGAGCGGCGAGCCAAACAGGCCTAGGGATGCTATAGTTTCGGTATGACTCAACCCAGCCAGAAGCCCGCTTACGGCCCCGGTGACTCGGTCACCATCTCGCGCGGCAAGCTCCGCGGTCAGACCGGACGTGTCTTGGACGTGGACACCGTCCGCGAGCAGTACGCCCTCTCCACGGCCGACGGTCTGACCGTGGTCTCGTTCCAGGCCGTGAAGGCGCCGGTGGAGAAGACCCTCACGGCCAGCCAGTTTCGGGAGATCCTCGACAAGCACGAGGACAATCCGGCCCGAATCGCGGCGATCGAGGACTACTTCAACGAAACCCCGGCCGCCGACTGATCCCCGTCCACGCCACCCCCGGTCGCCTACACTGGCGCCGGGGGTGATTCATGTCCGGGGTCCTTGTCCAACCGAAGGATGGCCAGCTCTGGCTACCCGACGGGCAACCGTGGGTACCGCCCGAGTCCGCGGCCGGGATAGAGCTCGACCGGATCGTCCCGCGCGTCTGCATGGTCCCGGACACGTTCGCGTGGTCCGCCGGCCAGGAGTGCATAGACCTCGCCGAGGCCGCCGGTCTGGTGCTTGATCCGTGGGAACAGTTCTGCGTCCACATCATCCTGGGCCAGACCGGGCTGTCCCGCTGGGCCGCGTTCACCGTGGCTCTCATCGTGGCCCGGCAGAACGGCAAGGGCTCGATCCTCGAGGCACTCGAGCTCTACTGGCTGTTCCTGCGCGGCGAGAAGCTCATCGGGCACAGCGCGCACGAGTACAAGACGGCGATGGAAGCGTTCCGCCGGGTGCTCTGGCACATCGAGAGCAATGACTGGCTGCGTAAGCGAGTCAAGAAGATCATCAACACCAACGGCGAGGAAGGAATCGAGCTTCTCACCGGTGAGCGGCTCCGGTTCATGGCCCGATCCAAGGGCGCCGGCCGCGGGTTCACTTTCCACAAGCTGGTGTGGGATGAGGGTTACGCGCTCACCCGGGAGCAGCAGGACGCCCAGTTGCCGACGATGAGCGCGGTGGACAACCCCCAGATCATCATCACTTCGTCCCCGCCGCTCACCTCGGATACCGGCGAGGTCTTGTTCCAGATCCGCCGGGTGGCCCAGGCCCTCGGTGATCAGGTGGCCTTCCTGGACTACGGCGCGGAGGGTGCGCTGGACGCGCTCGAGAAGGTGCCTTTGGATGATGAGGATCTGTGGCGCCGGACCAATCCGTCCGAGGTCCACACCGGCTCCGGCCACGGCGTCTCGATCGAGACCATGCGCCGCGAGCGGTCGGTCATGAGCGATACCGGGTTTGCCCGGGAGCGTCTCTGCATCTGGCCTCCCGACTTGTCCGAGGGCTTCAGTGTGATCACGGCCGACCAATGGAAGGCGATGCTGGACCGGCACTCCGGCTCCGATGAATGGCACCTAGATCCCGAAGAGGCCTTCCTGGTTGCGGCCGCTCACTCGGTCTCTGAGCTGGCCCGGACGAAACCGCCAACCGCGCTGGTCGGTAAGCCGGTCATCGCGCTGGACGTAAGTCCGCGCAGTCAGGGGAGCGTGACCGCGGCCATCGGTTTGGCCTCGCGCCGGTTCGACGGCAACCGGCACATCGAGTTGATCGCCCGGCAGTCTGGGACCTCGTGGACGATCCCGTTCCTGCGCGCCTTCCTTCAGGCCAATTTGATTGCCGGCTTCGTCATCGACCCGGGCTCGCCGGCGGGCTCTCTCCTGGCTGACGTCGAGAACCTCTTCGATGAGCTGAGCCTGGACAAGAGTTTGATCATGAAAATGTCCAGTCAGGCGGTGGCGTCCGCTTTCGGCATGATCTACGATGCGGCTACCGAGCCTGTGCCCTCGGTGTTCCACCTCGATCAGGCGGAGCTGGCCGTAGCCGTGGGAGGTGCCGTGACGCGTGAGGTGGGCGGGACCGGCGGAAAGGCCTGGGACCGTCGCAACGCGGCTACGGACATCACCCCGATCGTCACGGTTACCCACGCCCTGTGGGGACTCGCGCAAACCGGCACCCAGGACAATGAACCCGAGGTGTTGGTGATGTGGCTGTGAGCCAGGAGATCATCCCGCGGCCGGTCTGGTCAGCCGAGCAGGCCCTGGCCGAGCGAAGGAACATACAGCGCTGGGGAGACCCGTCATTCCAGGCTTGGGCGGACGCCTTCCTCCAGTTCCAGGGGCAGATTTACCAGCCCGCCTACACCACCACGTACGCCGGCCAGAAGGTGGAACAGGTCCCGACCACGTTCCAGGGGTACGTGGACGGCGCCTACAAGAGCAACGGCATCATCTTCTCCGTCTCCATGGCCCGCGCCCGGCCCTTCTCCGAGATCACCTTCAAGTGGCGGCGCAAGAGCCAGACCGGCTACGGCTCCGACCTGTTCGGCAACCCGGACCTGTCCATTCTCGAGAAGCCGTGGCCCGGCGGAACGACCCAGCAGTTGCTGATGCGCGCCGAGCAGGACGTGACCGCGGCCGGCACCTTTTTCGTTGCCCGAGAGCCAGGGATGCGGGGCCAGGACGACCGGTTGCGCCGGCTCCGACCGGACTGGTGCGAGTTCATCCTGACCGCCCCGCCGGATCAGGCCGTTCAGTCGGACATCATCGGGATCAAATACACCCCGGGCGGACCATGGGGCGGCGGGGACAGCAAGCTCTACATCGTGCACCAGGACCCCTCGATCACCGAGGCCGCGTTCTGGGCGCCGATCCCTGACCCGGACGCCCTCTACCGCGGCATGTCCTGGCTTACTCCGGTGATCGACGAGTTCCGCTCGGACAAGGCGGCCACCACGCACAAGTTGCAGTTCTTCGAGAACGCGGCAACCCCGAACGTGGCCGTATCTCTGAAGGAGAGCATCGGGCCGGAGAAGTTCAAAGAGTTCGCCCGCATGTTTGCCGAGCAAACCGGCGGACTCGAGAACGCCTACAAGACCTTGTTCGTCGGCGGTGGGGCCGATGTCCGAGTGATCGGCGCGGACATGCGCCAACTCGACTTCGCCATCACGCAGGGGCACGGCGAAACCCGGGTGTGCGCGGCCGGTGGGGTTCCACCGATCATCGTTGGCCTGTCCGAGGGGCTTCAGTACGCCACCTACTCGAACTACAGCCAGGCGAAGCGCGCCTATGGCGACCTGTTCCTGCGGTCCCAGTGGCGCTCGCTGTGCGGCGCGATCGAATCGATCACGGACGCCCCTCCGGACGCCCAGCTCTGGTACGACGCCAAGGACGTTGCGTTCCTCAGGGATGACACGCAGGACATCGCCGCGGTCCAGTCCACCCAAGCCGGCACCATGACCCAGCTCATCTCGGCCGGCTACACCCCGGACAGTGTTACCGAAGCGGTCATGCGCGAGGACTTCTCGCTTCTCGTCCACTCCGGGCTGGTGTCCGTGCAGCTTCAAGCGCCGGGCGGCCCGGACCTGAACGCAGCCCCGGCGCTGGACGCCAACGGCCAGCCCGCCACGCCGGCCACCGATCCGAACGCCCCGGATCCGGGCGCGGATCAGTCCCTGGCGGCCGCCATCGACCAGATCGGAGCATGATGACGCTCTGGTTTGGTGACCTGATCACCGATACCGTTCCGCACAGCGCTATCGAGAACTGGGGAAAGCCAATGAACGAGATCGAGGACGCCCCGTTCTGGCTGGAGCGCGGCCTGTTCAACGAGGCCCTTCACCCGCGTGGCAAGGGCGCACAGGGCGGCCAGTTCGTGGCCAAGGGATCGAGCGGTGCCAACGACACGATCGGCTACGACAGCAAGCGCGGGACCGGCGCCGGCTACGGGGCCCGCGGCGGGGACAAGCGAGTCAAGCAGCTCCAGACGGCACTGAACCGGCTCGGCTTCACCGACGCCAACGGCCACAAGCTGCTGGTGGACGGCAAGCTCGGACCCCGGACCACGGCTGCGATCAAGCGATTGCAGAAGCGCTTGGGCCTGAAGGCGGACGGGATCGTGTCCCCGCAACTGCTCAAGCGGGTGCGGTCGGCGGCCGGACCGCGCGGCCTCGGTACGCCGAAGAAGACCGTTCCCAAGAAGGCCGTGAAGAAGGCGGTTCCGGCCAAGAAGGCCCCGCCGGCACCCGGGTTCACCGTAGTGAAGGGCCGCTGACCATGGCTGAAAAGTTGATCTCTCGCGTGTTCGCGCTTTCAGACCTGGACATCAAGCGGGTGGACCGCAAGGGCCGTGAGGTAACCGCGTACGCTGCCGTGTTCGCGGAGCCGGCCGAGATCCATGACAAGTACGGCCACTACTGGGAAGAGATCAACCGGACCGGCTTCAACCGGACCATCTCTCACCCTGGCTTCCTCAACCGGGTGTCCGTGTTCTATAACCACGGGTACGACTTGACCGGGAAGCCGAACATGCTCGGCGCGGTTCCGATCGCTACCGCGCGGGAGGTGAAGGCGGACAGCCGTGGACTGATCACCCGGTCGTACTACAACGACTCGGACCTGGCGTCCGCCATCCTGGCCGGCTGGGAAGGCGGACAGATCAAGGGTCAGTCCTTCTCCGGCCGCGTATATCAAGATCGTTTGCTGGGCCAGCTGGATGGCCTGGACCACGTAGAGCGCACCGAACTCGGCTTGCGCGAATACGGGCCCACCTACTCCCCGGCCTACGAGGGCGCCGGGCTGGTTGCCATCCGATCGGATGTTGAACTGGCCGAGCTCGTGCGCTCTATAATCACAGAGATCAACGGCACGTCTACTAAGGCCTCGCCGCTGACCGGAAACACCGCCCCCACGCCGCCCGGCCCCGGGGACGAGGACGAGGACTCGGGCCGCGCCCACTCCAGTCGAAACGCAAGGATCGCCCGAGCCAGGGCGGCCAGGATGAAACTGGAGATCGGTCATGCGTAGCCACTTCGGCCGCATCATCGGCTACCGCAAGAGCGGTCAGCCCATCTACCTCGTGCAGGGTGGCGCCAAGCGTCGCACCTCCGAGGACATCGGCAAGGACATCGAACGCCATCAGGGCATCGTGGTCGAGGTCGCGGAGATGGACGACCCGACCGACGAGGATCTCGAGCGTCAAGACCAGTCGATCAAGGCGGTCGGCGAGCTCGAGGTGGAGCGGGCCGCCGCGATCGAGCGCGAGGACGAGATCCAGCGCATCCGCGAGATCGGACTCGACGCGGACGACGACGTGGTAGAGCCGGGCGACGGGCGGGAGACGGATGTCATGCGCGCCCGTCGGCATTCCGGCCCGAACGTCATCGTCAAGGGCGACAACTTCGAGATCCTCCGATCGAACAACCGGCACATGGACAAGCGCCAGTTCACCGGCGCCCTCCGGACCTCGATCATGCGGGCATCCGAGGAATTCGACATGCCCGAGGGGTACGACGGCTCCCTCGAGAAGCTGGTCAAGCGGCACCAGCGGGACGCCTCGTGGGCGACCAACATCCTGTCCCGGATGCGGCCGGAGTACCTGGACGCGTTCGAGAAGGTGATGACCGGCACCGAGGTCGCGTTCCTCTCGGACGTGGAGCGCGCCGCGTTCGCGGTCGGCACCAACACCGCCGGCGGCTACCTCGTTCCGACCCACCTCGACCCCACCCTGATCCTGACCAACAACGGCGTCTCCAACGTCGCCCGGCAGATGGGCGCCCGCCAGGTCACCCTCACCGGCGGGGCGAACAAGTGGAACGGCGTCACCACCGCCGGCGCCACCGCTTCCTGGGACGCCGAGCTGACCGAGGTTTCGGACGATACCCCGGCCGTGGCGCCGGCCCAGATCCCGGTCTACTCGGCGAAGGCCCTGATCATGGCCTCGATCGAGTCGTTTGAGGACATCACCGGTCTGGCCAACGACGTGCAGATGTTGCTCGCCGACGCGCGGGACCGTCTCGAGGCCGTGGCCCACATGACCGGCTCCGGCTCCGGCCAGCCGACGGGCCTGTTCACCTCCCTGGCCAGCAACACCAACGTCCAGGTGGCCATGACCACAAACGCGGCCGGTCTCACCCTGGCCGATCTCCAGAAGGTCCGCCGGTCCCTGCCGGTCCGCTGGCGCGGCAACGCGAAGTGGGTCATGAACCCGGTCTTCCTCGGCTACATCCAGGCACTCGGTACCGCGCTGTCCGCCAGCTACTCGACGGACATCACCGCGGACTACACCGATCGCCTGATCGGCCGGCCGGTCGTGGAGACGGACGAGGCCCCGTCTACCGAGCAGACCACCACGATCGACAACGTGCTGGTGTTCGGTGACCTGTCCAACTACGTCATCGTGGACAAGCCTGGCTCCACTTCGATCGAGTTCATCCCGCACCTGTTCAACACCAGCAATAACCTCCCGGACGGGCGCCGGGGCTGGTACATGCACTTCCGGAACGGCGCGGACAGCGTGAACGATCTCGCGTTCCGGATCCTCCAGGACAAGACCACCGCCTGATGCCCCACCTCGGGCATATTTGGCCTACAACCGAATGTGCCCGAGCGTGGTGCCTGGGCACCGATCGAGAGAAAGGGCCAGCGATGGTCTACGACAAGGCACGTTCCGGCGACCCGGACTACGACGACAAGGTGCCGCTGGAGCAGCACTCCGGCGGTGTGGTCAGCGCCGGGGACGGTGTGTGGATCAGCAAGGTCAACGGCCCGATCGACGCCGAGGGCGCGCACGTCAACCTCGCCGTGGACGAGACCGACCTGGACAACCGTCCGGAGCCGGGCGGCCACGCGACCAAGCCGTCCGAGGTCCAGCAGTACTCCCCGGACGACACGCCCACCCTGGAGCAGGAAGCCGACCCGGCGGACGTGGAACACATTAAGTCCGGCCAGGCCTCGGTGCGAATCGCCGCGGAGGCCGCCGGCCAGACCGGCACCGCGGTCCTCTCCGAGGGCGACCAGGCGGACGAGAGCAAGACCCGTTCGGCGGACGTGTCCGCGGCCAAGACGGGCAGCGCGTCGGCGGCCAAGGCCCGCTCCTGCGCCGCAGCCGTGCCTCGGCCGTATCGAAGACCGTCATCGCCGCGAGCGCGGGGTCGCGAGGACCGCGGTGGCCCCGGCGGGTTGTCGGTGGAGGCGCTGCGCGCCGTCGGGTACTGCGAGGATGGGAAGGGCGGTGAACGTCGTGCCGGCCGTCATGCGGACTCCAGGTGGGCGAGGACCTGACTGGCCGCGGCACGCACGGCATCGGCGGGGATATCGCCGGGCGGATGTCTCAGTAGGGCGCGCGCGGCTTTGAGGTAGGCGGCTGCGGCGCGCGCGGCGGACGTCTCGCCGGCCCTCG